ATGACTGGCATCAAACGTTTGGCACAGCGGCTCAATGTGTCGATCGGCACCGTTTCGCGGGCCCTGAACGGCAAGCCCGACGTCAGCGAGGAGACGCGCCGGCGCGTCATGGAAGAGGCGGCGGCCATGGGCTATGTGCCCAACCAGGCCGGAAGAGCCCTGCGCAAGGGCTCCACCGGCGTGGTCGGCTTCATGATGCAGACCGGCTCGGAAATCACCGGCGAGGGCGATGTCTTCTTCATGAGCGTCTTCGACGGCGTGCAGACCGTGTTCGCCCGCCACCAGCTCGACCTGGTCGCCCTGCTCTGCTCCTCGGAGGAAGATCCCGACGCCTATCTGCAGCGCGTGGTGGCGCGCGGCTTTGCCGATGCCCTGATCATCTCGGCCACCAAGCGCGAGGATCACCGCATCGATTTTCTCGCCAGCCGCAAGATCCCCTTCATCGCGCTGGGGCGCTCGGAAACCGATGCCGGCCATCCCTGGCTCGATCTCGATTTCGAGGGCATGGCCGAGGCGGGCGTGTCACGGCTGATCGCCAAGGGGCATCGGCGGATCGGGGTGTTCGCGCCGATCGACGACGTCAATCTCGGCTTCGTCTTCGTGGATGCCTATCGCAAGGTGCTGGAGCGGCACGGCATCCCTTTCGATCCGGACATGGTGTTCCGCGCCTATCCGAATACGCGCGGCGGACACCAGATCGCCCATGCCATCGCCGCCATGCCCGAAGACAAGCGCCCGACCGGCTTCGTGCTGACCAATGAGGTGATGAATGTGGGGCTCTATAACGGGCTCTATCAGGTGGGCCTGGTGCCGGGGCGGAATTTCGCCGTGATCAGCCGCGACAGCCCGCAGGCGGCGTTTCTCGTGCCCCGGCTGACCTGCTTCCGCCTGTCGCTGCGCGATCTCGGCATCGCCCTGGCCGAAGCGCTGCTGGCCACAATGCCGGAATATGCCGCCATCTATCCGCAGGGCGTCGTGCGCAGAATCGTGCCGCTGGAGCTGGTGGAGGGCGACAGCGACAACGATGCGCCGTGATGGGACATGTTCTCGGGCCGGAGGAATGTAGGAAAAGTGGTGGTGCCCAGAGCCGGAGCACCACATTTTAAGGAAATCAACGGCTTAATGAAAAGCTAGACTGTGCATAACATTATTTTCTACTGAGCTTTTCTACTGTGGTGTCTAGCCCATTGGATTCCGCGCTAGGTGGCCGAATTAACCCGTTTCGAGCTAACTCCCCTTCCCCACACAAACAGGCTTACATGGGCGGTTCTAGCCTCATGACGGATCGGGCTGCCTTGTTCCCGGCGGCGCCACAGGCCCGATCAGGCCGGGCGCATTATAAGGCTCATCCGCCCATATGGCCGATTTGCGCCAGCCCTTGAGCTTGCGGATAATCGTGCCGTTGAGCACGTCATCGGTGCTGGGATAGCGATAGCGCTCCCGCCAATTGGCGCTGGACCCGCAGTACGGGCAGCCCACGAAAAGCTCGCCCACCACATGGCTGGGATGGAGATATTCGGCCAGGTCGCTGGCCAGGTATGTCCGGGTCCGGCGGCAACCATAGCACCGGCAATAGACGAGCATGCCGGCGGCGGCGAGCTTTCCGAGCGTCGGCCGCGCGCCCCAATATGTGCTGGGCGAGTTGGACATTACTTGCCGACCGCTACACCCTTCTGACCGGCCGCCAGCGCCTCCCGAACAATAGCCGGCGGCCACCCGGTCAGCTTGACGATGTCGGCCGCCTCCAGACCGGTAGCATGGAGGCGGCGAATTTGGACGGACCGTGGCACCTTGATCTCGACACCCATGGTTGATTCCTCACGTTGTTGTGCTACTAGAACAAAATAGGAACACGAAGGGTTGCCATGTCAACATCCGCGCCACAAACACCCACCAAATTGATCGTCCTGGCGGCCTTTGTCCGCGATGAGGAAGGTGAGCTTCGCCCGGCTTTCGAGCCCCAAGAGTGCCAGAGCGAAATCCAGGCCAAGCACCGAGCAATGCTGATGGCGAGCGGCGGTGCCTATGCCGGGGTGCTATCCTGGTGGCGCGAGGCGGACCTGATAAACGGCGAGTTTGGCGAGCCGGTGGAGATATACCGCTGGGGCGAAGTGCCGGAGATGGAATGATTGGCGGGGCGGGGCTTGTTAGGCCACCCTACGCAGCGCCGTCGCGACCTGCAATGCCAGGTCCGTTAGCGTGCCATTATTGTGGATCATCAAGTCAGGTTCGGCCGGCGGGCGCTCCGACACATGGTCAGACAGCGGGCCCACACCGGGCCGCTCCACCCTGATAACCAGCCCGCCAAGCTCGCGGATGGCCTCGGCCTCGTTGGGAAACCGCACCGATTCCTGCACCACCTTGCCGCCATCCGCCAGGATCGACTTGGCGCGCTTGCGCCACAGGTCAAGCCACAGGTCGGCATAGCAGAAGTCGCGGCCGAACTCGGTGCCGAGGAACTGCTGAACTTCGGTGCCGGATCGCCCCAAAGTAGGGATCATGTCGCGCTTGCGCTCGCCGTCCAGATAGTCGTCAACCTCGTGCGGCATGTAGCCTGCCTCGGTCAATAGCGTGGCTGCCATGGCGCGCAGCGGGGCCTTGATGTGGGTGCGGACAAAGCCGTGGCCCACCAGAATGCGGGCCACCTCGGACTTCCCGGCCCCGCCATAGCCCATCAGGCCGATGACACGCACAGGGTTGTTGTCGTTCGCCGCGGTGAGCGGCGGCCGGTGCCACTGGCGCCAGGCGGGGGATTCGGTGGGGGTTGCCTGGCGAGCGAAGGTGTTGTCGCCGGCAGCTTCGGCCTCGGTGTAGGGAGTGCCGATTGCAATTTGGTCAGTCGCGCGCATATCAGTCCTCCCCATAAAGCTCTTCGAACAGAGCCAGGAACTCGCGTTCCGCTCGCTCCGGGCTCCAGCATTCAATCGTCACCCCAAGCGGATCGCCGGTCAGCGACCACTCGCGCTCGCAAGGCGACATGAGCGCAGCCCGCTCGTCATGCAGAATGCGGTTGTCGGCTTCGTGGACGGCCTCGCAATAAAAGTCCGGCGCCAAATCAAACCGCCCCGCGATGGCGCGCCAAGCGCGCTGCTCGATCAATTTGTAGCTCTTGAGGAACGGCTTAATGGGCCTGGGCACATCGACCAGGTAAGCCTCGGTCGCGTCGTGCAATAGCCCCTCCAGCCCGGCCTCCGGGCCGTACTGGCGGCAGTGGCGAGCCACGTGCACCGAGTGCTCGGCCACGCTGTAAAACTGTCGCACGTGGCCAGCGTATCGGCATTGCAGCGACAAGGCATGAGCGATGTCGCGAATGTCGATGTCCTCGGGCCGCAGGTCCAGCGGATAGACGGCGCGGCCGGTGAAGGTCTGCATCCAGCCGCCGGTTGGGTACTCGACGACTGTGCCAGCGCTTTCGTCGCCGCCCTTCCACGCTATCGCATCGCGCAGTCCTTCGCGGAGCCTGATCCCGAGCGGGACCATGTCTGACGAATTGTCATTGCTGGCACCGAAATGATCCCGTTCGGTGTCGCCCTCAACGGCGGCGCGGGCGGCGGTGTCTTGTGGTGCGGCGACAAACCTGTCTAGGTTTCGCCTCTCGCGCACATCTAGTTGTCCCATGCAAGTCTCCTCAGTGGTGTGGTGAAAGGCAGGTTGGTGGCCTGCCTATACGGTGCGGCGCATATCGCGCCTTTATGCGCTTCGGCGTATCTCGCTGATCTTATCCGGCCGGAAGCCCGACCAGTGGTCATCGCCAGCCACAACAACCGGCGCGGAGCAGTAGCCCCATTGCTGGACCTGCTCGAGCGCGGTCGGGTCTTGAGTCAGGTCGACGGTATCATAGACCACGCCGGCCCTGTCGAGCGCCCGCTTGGTGGCATCGCATTGGACGCAGTTGGGTTTGGTGTAGAGGGTGATCATTGAGCGCCCCTAGAAACAACGAGGACAGGAAGGCCGTCCGGCATCAACGTCATTAAGATGCCGAAGGGCAGACCAAGCGCTGCGGCCATAAGGATGAATGCAAGCCAAGCGCCGATTTGTTTCATCATCCCGGAATCCTCTCAGGCGGGAGCTTGAACAGTGGGCGAGCTATGCGCCCGCCCTTGCCATCCATGCGTGTGACGTGTGGCGGGCCTTGCAGCCAGAAATACGCCCACATGCGGAATGGGTATGTCATGGACCGAGCAAACGACATTTCCGGGTTGAGCACCCACCCATGACGATAGACCCGCACGACATGCCAAGCCGAGATGACGGCGAGGAACACAAGCCAACCCAGCAGAAGAGCAATGCCGCCGATGGCAATGCCCCATACGGTGAGGCCGGTCAGGAAAATGGCGGCTTCGATCATGCTGCGGCCCTCCCAACACCAAGCGGGCCAGTGTCGGCCATGCCGACAATTCGCCCAATGTCCCGGCACACCCTATGCGTCTTGAGCCAGATGCGGCGGCGGCTCCACGCCAGCGTCAGCTCCAGCGGCGCACCAATCTGCGGTGTGCCTTTAATCACCCCGACAAACCGCTTCGCGCCCATGGTCGCCTTGAGCTTGTTGCAGCGCTCACACGCCGCATCGATGTTGTGCCCCAGGTTCGAGCCGCCCTTGGACCGCGGAACCCGATGCTCCGCCGTGGCCGGCGACACGGAAAACGGCACAAAACAGTATTTGCAGCAGCCGGCCTGTCGGGCGGCGGCGGCCTTTCGGCCTTTGCTTATGAGATCGCGCTCCATTCGTTTTGCCGGCCTCACGCCACCGCCCTCCCAGGCTCGTTGTCATTCGCGGCGACACCCACCGCGCTTGCTCCAGCCACCATGGCAGGCCGCAAGGTCTGCCGTCCGACCTCGCCCCAATCCTTCGAATAGGTGATCACCTTTGCGGATCGGCCCGACAGCCATCCTCCTCCGGCCGCATAGGCGTCGGGCGCGGCAAGCGTCTCATGGCGCTCAATGTGCATTAGCTGGGTAGACACCACGGCGTCCGAATGAAGATGGCCACCGTGGCCATAATTGTACTCGCAGCGCCCGAACATCTCCCGGAACATGCCGGCGAACACGCGGTCCAGATCCTTCACGCCGCGCTTGTGCATGTGGTGATAGTAGAGCCCGGTCTTGCCCCACTCATAGGCGTAGTAGAGCGCCGGGCTGCGATCTACGGTTATGCGCGGCTCGTTCTCGTAGAGCGTGGCCAGCAGCTCGCGCACCCACACCGATGATGCAGGATCGTGGTTGCCTGACGCCATGACGACGTGGACGTGCTGGTGCCTTTGCAGAAGCATGTCGATGATGCGGCGGAAGGTCCGCACGACCACGCGAATGACCTTGTGCAGGCGCGAGTCCGCATCAAGCACGTGCCGGTGGGCTGGCGTGACGCTTTCCAAGCTGTCGTGGTGCAGCAGGTCGCCTAACTGTGCCAGCACGGCGGTGTGCGCGGCTGGCGCGCAATTCACGGCAGCAGCGAACCAGTCGAGCAGAAGTCTCTCGGCGATGCGCAGGTCGTAATCCGCGCCGGTCTCCTCGGCGTGGGATAGCATCCCAAAATGGTTGTCGGTCACCGTGAACTGGTTGAGCAGGTCGTCCTTCCAGATCGTCGCGCCTTGGTGCAGGGGAATTGGTGGCAGGCGTGGCAGCTCTTCTTTCAAAGCCTCCACAGCAGCTTCAAGTGCGACCTTCTGCGTTTCCGCCCCTGCCCGCTCCATCACGTGCTGCGTGATGATCCGGCCTTCGGCGTCCACAAGCGTGGTCTTGCCCTTGATCACCAGACCGTCGGTCGGCTTCCACTCCTCGCCGTGCTCTTTGCGCTGCTGGATATACTGCCCTTGCGGCGTGTCGGTGATCTGCCGAATGGCGTACCCCGGCAGCGTCTCCTGCGGACCCAATAGTCCGCGCTCGGCCGCGCGCCGGAGGCGATTGGCAAAGGTCTTTCTGGGCAGGCCGAGAGTGCGCGCGGCTTCGGACTGGTTATCGTTGCAGGCGCGATAGGTCAGCGCGGCCTCTAACGCGAGGTCGTCGGAAAGGGATGGATTGGTCATGCTTCACCTCGAATAGCTTTGGCAATGTGTTCGGCATGTCCACCGCGCCCGCAATCTGCGCCCCAGCCGTTCAGGGCCTCCGCCACCTTCACGCACCGCTCGCGCTCGGCAAGAATGGCGCGGGCCACATGTTCGACCATCTCCAGACGGTCGTCTGGGAACATTTCGAATGTTCGCTCTTCGACTGTGCCGTATGCCCTATCCAATACGTCCTGCGGAATATCGTCTGGCCGGGCCATCAGCATGCCATCCCAGACAGGCATGCGATTGCAACGCTCGGCAGCACGATGAGCCAGACCCATAGCGCGGCCAGAATGAGCAGCCAGAAGACCGCCCAGAACGCAGTGACGAACGCGGTCCATGCTTTTGTGCGCAGGGTCATTTACGCTTCCAAACAACTGGGGACTCTTTGCCGCCGAGTTTCGAGATGCACCAGACAACGGTTGCTGCAACGAAACTGATCGGCCCGAGCAGTGACAAGAAGGCCAGGAAGAAGGCGTCCGAGCGCGTTAGATCAAAGTCGCGCCGCCAAGCGTCTATTAACAAAAAGAACGCGCCGACCGACGTGGCTAAGTATGCTCCAACGACTCCAAGCGTGAACATCAGCATCTCTCCTCATGTGGTGCGTCGCGCGGCTGGTGACCGCACAAACAAAAAAGCCGGGCACCCACATGGGCACCCGGCTGTAATTTATGGTTCTGGCGCGCGTAGAGCAAATCGAAGTCGATATTTATTGGCTTCTCGCCCTGCTCGCCGTCGGTTTCATCAAGCCGTCAATGCGCCCATTGAGGTGGTCGATCTTGCCGGACACTCCATCGATCGCCTTCATAATCTGGGCGGTCTGCTCGGCCAAACCAGCTTTGGTCGTATAGGTTTCGGCCACGTGCAGCTTATGGGCGGCGAGCTCGTCGCGGGTCACGCCCACAAGGGCAATGGCTGCTTCGGCGCGCGTTACCGCGTCCTTCTTAGCGGTCTCGATCAGCGCGTAGATGCGCCAAAAGCCGCCCGCCACAGCGCCGCCGGCCACCAGAAACGCAGCAACGATTTCCCAGGTTAGGGTCATGCGCGCAGCCTCCGAATGGCGAACGTGCCGGCGTCGGCAATTACAATGGCTGGCACGAGCACCAGAGCCATGTCGTGAATTTTGGCGGGAACGTCGATGACGACCAGCGACAGCCCGAACCAAGGATTGATGATCTGTACCAGGTAGATCGCGGCCCACCATAGTCCGAACGGCACCACGATTAGCCAACGGCCAACGCTGGTGGCACTCCACGCCCTGCCCTGCTCTGCCAGCGCGATGTCGCGAGCGGCCTCGATGCGCGTTGCGGCCTGCTCGGCCGCTAGCTTGTCGGCGTCATTGTCGGCGGCGAGCCGCGCCTTATAGGCGTCCAGCAGCGGCCCGGTGAATTGGCGCAAGACGCCACCACCGAGCCAATCAAGAATGGCGCGAAGCATCAGCCCAGATCCGTCGCTCGCCGGCGCCGCAGATATTCGGTGGCGATACCATTCGCAAACACCACCCACGGCAGCCACTCAACGGGCAGGATCGGCGCCAGCAGGCCGGGGTCAAAGTACGTGATCGCCGCAGCCAGGCCGCCCAGCACGAGCTGTAATCGAGCCCAGAAAATGACTTCGCTGTCCGCGAAGAAGGTTTTGATGCGCTCCCACATGGGCGCCTCCTATTTCTTGAAAACGCGCCGCCACAGCCACGCAGCGCCAGCAGCGATGGCGCCGGCAAGCAGAACGAAAAGAGCAACGGGAGATGCGGGCTTGGCCGCTGGCACCGGCTGGCCGCCTGTCTGGGCCGGTTCCCGCAGCTTAATAAGCAGGGCAGCAACACCAAGCTGCTGATCGACGTGGTTCGGGTCGAACTTGCCGTCCGCGACGTACTTGCCCTTCTGGTACTGGTCCGTGCCGGCCCACAGATAAGGCGATGGCAAGCCTCGGTTGCGATAGCCAAGGCCGTTGTACCGCTCGAGCAGCTCAAGTGTGTTGGCCAGCGACCAGTCCTTGTTCTTGCCGAGGTGCGGATGGCAGTTCATCAGCGCATCAATCGCCGCCGCCTCCCATGTCGAGAATGGCCCCCTGCCCTTCGGGACCAAGGTTGTCTTCTTTCCGGTCCCGATGATCTTCTGGCCGTTGTGCAGCACGCCGGCGAAGTTCAGCGAGCTCTCCCGGTAGTGAATGACGCCGATCACATCCCACGGAACACCGGTTGCCTTTTCCACCACGGCGTAGCGCTGCCGGTTCGCGGCGATTTTAGCGGCCTGCGCATTGATCAGCGTAGAGCGCGTGAATTTGGCGCGCGCCCAGCGGGCCGCGTTGGTGTCGGCCATATCGGCCCTCCTGTGTTGAGAAAGTCACAAGCGGCATTTGCCGCAGGCATTAGGGAACGCTTTCAGCGCTTGGGCCTTCGGTTTGGAGATACCAAACCGGAGAGGCCTTATGCTGTCCCTTATTATGATGGCTGGTTTTGCTCTTTTAGGAGTGGCCGGCGCCGCTGGAGCTATCGCTACAACGATTTCTGATCACAACTCGGAAACGGCTGACGAACCGGTCGAAAATCCGAACTCATAAGCCATGTCGGCTTCCTGTAATGTTGGAAAAGAAAGAGGCGGCCCAGAGGGACCGCCTTATGCGTTTGGTAAATTTACTTGACCCACCTGCGGATATAGGGGATCGGGCATTCTTTAGGATTTAGCGGCTCGATTGATGACAAACCATATTCGTGAGGCAGTGAAGCGCATTCCGGGGGCGAAGACCGCCGCAAGGGCTCTTCGGCTATTCAGTCTTTCCGCGTCTCGGACTTCGCCCAGCGCCCATGCGGAAAAATCCACCGCTGCAAATATGGCCGAGGATGAGCTCTTTCTGCTGACTAAGAAGAAAGAACTGACTGGGCTCGAAATGGATACTCTCCATGAGAGCGTCTCAAGTGTTCACCCAACTGCTAATGCTCTTGCAGTCTATGGGACGGTGCTCTACCGCGCTGGCCAGTATGACGAAGCTTACCGTGTCGCTGCAAAAATACCGAGCGACCACGGTATTTCCGACCGCATCTTGTGGGCATGCAAGAGCGAGCTAAGCGACTTGGACCGTCGGGATATTGGAGCGCACCCCATTTTGACCGGACAGCCGGCATAG